CTTTGAGAGTAACCTCTAGCATCTTCTCTTGAGTCCAATTAATACTTTCCATTTTTTCCACCTTTGTTCAATTTTTCTTTTATATAATCTAATTGATTATCTGTAAGTATTTCAAGAGCAGACCTAGCCTTTGCATTACTATATCCATAAAACTCTTTAACATACTCTATGTTTTTTAATTTACTCGCCTTCAACCATTGTGCAAATCTCTTGCGTGGTCGTATACTATTTAGTAAAAAATCAAACTGGAGTTTCTTATCAAGATTCGTTCTCATGTTCATCTCATTCACCAGCATGAGCGTTTCTGGAAATGCAGACAGGCACTTATTAACAATAAATGGTGGATACTTCTTCTCCCACATCTCATCATCAGTGTCCATGAGTTTCTTTTTACTATGATTAATTGCGTTTAGATATTCTTTCAATTCATACATTTTCTAGCCTTTCTTTTTGCCAGTTTAAAGCTCTTTGCATTTGGTCTGGATTGTCATTAAATGCACCAAACCCTTGATTACACTTATGGCAAATATATCCTAAAAACTTTCCAGTTTTGTGGCAATGATGCAATCTCCATTTTTTAAAAACAGATTGCCCTAATCTACCAAGATACTCCAGAGTGTACCCACAGGACGGGCATGGCTCTTTTCTTGACGGCATAGGATTTTCTTTTTTCAGTTGCCCTCTTATTCTGGTTGCTTTATTTCTACAATCCTTGCAAGTTCTTTTAATCTCAGAGCTACTCTTACCAGTTTGGTATTTCATCTGGCTAAAGTGTGATAGTGGTTTTTCTTCCTCACACTTAATGCAGACGATACCAGCAACTGGTGATTCATCTTCTATAAATTCACATAGATTAGACATTTACTTAAATTTGCATTGAGCCATGAGCTCTGTTAAGCACGCAAGTAGATTTATCTCTTGATCTGCGACAAAGGATGCTTTGTAACTGTAGTCAGCAATGCTAACAACAGCATGGGGGATAGTAGAACCATCCACATTATCATACAGAGAGTCATAAATAAGGCGATAAATACGCATTGGATCGTTATCAATATGCTGTACAACCCATTCTCGTACTTTCTTAAATTCTTTCTTTTTGAGTGATACCATAAGGTCATTAATATGCTCCTCTTTTAGATTGACGAGTAAGCCTGCATCTATTTTACCTGATGCAGAATATCTCTGTAGTTCATTGAGTATTCTTCTCCAATCTGGAAAATATTTAGTAATCAACTCAAGCACAACTTTCTTATCATACTCTACATTTTCTTTCTTAAGTATATTTGTCACACTAATGAAGAAGTCTTGAGCTAGTCTAGGCTTGTCTTTCTTTGGTATGATGAAATCTACATTACTGCATCTTGATTGCAGTGGTGATATCAAGCGATTCTTAAAATTGCAAGTCAGAATAAATCCACAGTTCTTGTGAAATTCTTCCATGAATCCACGAAGTGCAGGCTGAGTAGATTGTGGATTGAGATAGTCTGCCTCATCTAGTATAATGTATTTTCTACCACCCTCAAGTGAAACTGTTGATGCAAAGTTTTTAATTTTAGTTCTAAGAACATCAATCCCAGATTCTTCTGATCCGTTTATCATCATGTATGTTGAGCCAATCTGATTTATCATTGACTTTGCAACTGTGGTTTTACCTACACCAGGCCCACCTGATAAGATTAAGTTTGGTATGTGCTTGTCTTTTACAAACTCACCAAATGTTTCTTTCAGTTCACTTGGTAGTATGCAAGATTCAATTGTATCTGGACGATACTTTTCTACCCATAAAAATGTTTCCATAATATATTACTCCTTTTTCAAATTCAAACAAAAAATTCTTCTAATGTTCCTTGTGTTCCATAACTCTCATCTAGTTTCCATCTTATTTTATCTGTGATAAACTTAAGAGGCTCCATAAAACTTTTTTCAAACTGCATATCATAATCAATCTTATCTTGCACATTAAACTCCTTTGGTAATCTAGTCATAAACGACATTGCAGTAGATTGATAAACATTTGGAGTTTTCATGTGAACAAACTTAATCTTATCTCCCTCTTGTATGAATGGATATTTGTGCGTAAGTTTTTGTTTTCGCAATAAGTGATTATATAATATCGCACCCTTACAATGTATAGGAGCTCCTTTAGAAAAGAGGTTATGTGATGTTGTAAATTTGTCTAATCCATTTACACTTCTTGGATATGCTATTTCCTCAGCTGGTAGTTCCATAAACTTCTTACGAAAATCCTGTATAAAATCATTTAATTCAGAAGAATCACCATTCATAATAATCTTAAGTGCAGACTTAAGTTTCTCTCTGCAAGGCGCAGGCGTTGATGATTTAACTGCTTCAATACCCATGATTTTTAACTGTGGCTCTTTATATCTTACACCCTCAACATCCCATGCGTTAAGTATGTATCTTTTCTTTGCAACCCATACAGCTTTATCTGCAATCACCTCACGCTTCATACTCATCTTTTGCTCGTATGCGTTTATGTATTCAGAGAGAACCGAATAACTTTTATCAATAAATGGTTCAATTTTTTCTCTGGCCACAGTATCCAAGAAGTTGATGATTTTTTCAGTCTTTGCTCCCTCTCTAAACACTTTACTAACGAGTTCGTCAAATGTAATGTACACTGAATCTGTATCTGAAGCAAGAATGAAATCTTTTCCAGATGTTCCAATAATTGAATTAATATACTTGTTAATTGAATGTTCAATATAGCGAATGGATAACTGGCCACTCGTAGTAATAGCCTCAGCAACCAATATATTGTAATAACGAAACCAATTATTACCGATAGCACCATAGGCACTATTAAGAGAGATTTTTTTAGCCATCTGAATATTGTTATATCTTGCAATGTCTTTAATGAGTTTGGGATTTTTTGTTCTCTCATATTCTTTCTTTGCCTGAATCATAAGCTTCTTATAACTCACTCTATCATCATATATCTTCTGCATTATTTCAGGCAAAAATCCTTTCTTATCTGTTTTAAATAATGCACCATTTGGAGTAAGTGTTACATTTTTCTTCTTGAGAGCTGATGTGTCCTTTTCTAACTTTATCATCTCCTCAACTTGTGAATCTTGCCACAGTGGTTTTTTAGAATATAATGTTTCTGGTGATATGTTATACTGCATGATTAAGTGTGGATATAATGAGTTTAAATCAAATGACATTACCCATTTATGCTCTCCCACTTGTGGATCTTTTACATACGCACCTTCAAACTTACTTGATTTCTTTTGCTCAATCTTTTGTGGTATAACAATATTTTTACCACGCAAGTAATTATATATGAGTATATCCCAATACTTTGTAGTTCCTAAAACATCCATGTAATTAACTTTTGCATCATATGCCATAGTTAAGCATAACTCAATAAGTTTTAACTTATCCTCTAACTTGTCAACCAACTCAACATCAGTAATATTATATTCAATAAAAGATTGATAGTCTTTGGTATACCACTCTCTAAAAGTTTCAAATGGATTACCATCTTTTCTTTCACCTAGTTCAACAAATGCAATGTGGTCTAACCTATACGATTCTTGGTTTGTATATGTAAACTTACGATACAAATCATAATAATCTAAATGTGCAATACCTTGCACCTCATACACTTGATGACTGCGTCCTTGTGAGTAAATGTTACGACTTGAAACATTACCCCAAGGCGATAACTTTTTTAACATTTTTTCATCAAATAATCTTGAGATACGATTACAAATATAAGGTAAATCAAAAAACTCTGTATTCCAGCCAGTAATTATATCTGGATAATTATCAGTCCAAAATGTAACAAAACGACTCAGTAATGTTTTCTCACTATCGCAAAGTATATAAGTTACATCTTCTCTATCTGTAGTAAAGTCTTTTAATCCCCAAACAATAATTTCTTTACTTTGATGATTCTTGATTGTAATTGATAACAGTGGCTCACTTGCTTCCTCTGGATTAGGAAATCCATTTTCACATTCAACCTCAATATCAATTGTTACCAGTAAAAGTTTCTCACTATCCCATTTTACTTCATTAGGATATTCATCTGCAATGTAATTGTATGCAAAAGAAGTATTTCCATAAATTAGATGTGGCTGATTTTTATAATTGTTTACCCACTCTTTTGCCTCTTTCATAGAAGTATGTTTCATAGGTGTAACATATTTTCCCTCAAGAGTTTTGTATTCTGTTGGTTTACTAACGACTGTATATAAAGTAGGCTGATACTTTATCTTGCGATTGACTCTTTGTCCGTCTTTGTATTCACGAACAAGTAAATTATCACCCCATTGTGTAATATTGGTATAAAATTTCATTGTATAATGATATCATAGTTAAGTGGTGGTGTCAAACCTTATCACCATAATTAAAAGCTAAACTAATTCTTTTCATGTCAGATTTGTTTTTTTCAACTTCATGCTTTTCAAGATTTGAAAATAAAATTAAATCATTTGTCTTTGGTGATATTCTATCATTGTCAAAAACAATATCACCCATGTTTTCATCTGGAACATCTATGTAAAACACACCACTCAATCCATTTAAGTGATTGACTAATATCCATCTATCACCATGCTTTACCATATAAGTTTTTTTATCTTCGTGATTGTGTTTTATATTGTAATTATTCTTACCATTAATGTTAAACCATAGAGATGATAGTATCATTTTTCTAGGGAGATGTTTTTCTATCTCTGTAAACAAATCCTCACATATTTTTGGTGGCTCTATAAATTTAGTTGATTGAAACCCACCAACATTAGATACCTCTCTACCCTCACTTAAAGAGAGTGCATATTCTTTAATTGGTTTTGTATTAATTGATAATTTATGTTTTTTAATTTGAAATTTTGTATTCAAAATTGTAACTCTCACTATTAGTTTGTAATAACTTTGCACCATTAGACAAGTGAAACTTTTTTGCCATTTCAGTTAGTGGTGATAAAGTTACTAATCTCATAATATTTCTGTCAAAAGAAAAATATTCTTGAAGTGCAAGTATCAAAGATCGGCCTGCACCTTTAACTGTGTCAGAATTATTCCATATAGTATACGCAACTGCAATATCTGATTTGTGTGGTGATATTATAGAGGTATCATCTTCCAACTCTTTCATAGTTGTAGGTATTTCACTGCAATATGCAATACAGCACAAAGATGCATAATTACTTTCTTCTCCCCATCCAAATACTTCACGATTTGAACCAATACGAAAGTTTCTATCATACTCTGGGCGTACAATATCTTTTTCAATAGTAAAATCTGTTACTGAATCAAATAATTCCAAAAGTTTTATCTCCATTATCTTTTATTGTTGGATTGTAAAAGTCATATTGCCAAGTTATTTCCTCACCACATTCTATATAACGATTTGTGATTAGTATCCACAAATCTCCAAACAAACCAACTTCAATTTCCCAAGGCAACTTTTGTTTTCTACAGTTTGGCGTTTCCGAGTGATTACCAAATCCACCAAGAGGCGTTCTTATAATTTCAATTCCAGTAAAAAAATGAGTAACACCTAAATTAGTATTTTCTTCAATATCATCTATTGCGACAAGTCCTAATCCATGTATTTCAGATGGCTCTATAGATAAGCAACTAGGTAGTGGCCTATAAATCTTCATGTGGTAGTCTTAAAATCCATCTCACTATCAGTTCTGCTTGCTGGTCGTGAACACTACTTGGAGGCATTGGAATATCACCCCAATTACCAACACCACCATACATAATAGTTTTTGATAGTGTGCGAATTTTTGTAGTATCAGCATCTTTGTATCTGATTGATATTGCAGTAAATGATGGGCCACCCAAATCTTCTTTTAATGCATGACATTTTGTGCATCTCTCCTTTTTAAAAATAGAATACACTGGATCATTAACTTTTAAAAACTCATCATCTGCACTTGTGTATGATAAAAAAATTAAAAATGCAGATAATGCCACTTGTAAAAAAACAATTACCCAAACCCACCATTCTGGTTTTCTTTTAAACTTCATTTTTTTCTACTTTGCACCATGTCGTGAATAGGTTTAGGAATCATTGAAGCTCCCATTCCACCATCTCCAAGTCCAACTGGATCGTTAAACCCATTAACAACTACACCTCTTTCTAAATCTCTAAGTTGATATGACATGTTAAATGCAAGACTTCTTCTTTCACCTTTACCTAAAAATGGATATACTGTGTGAAGTAAATTTGATGGGAATAAAAATAACTCTCCTACTTGTGGAGTGTGCTGATAAGTACCCATTTCTAATCCCATTGTTCCAGCAGAGTTAGCAATAAATTCAATATTCCCATCTACCCAATTTTGTTTATATGGCTTTGTGTCATCCCATCTTTTTTCATACTTTGGTATTTTAAGATACATGACTGAACTGATGTCACAATCTGTGTGAAAGTGAACTGGATTATATTCATTTTCATATTGACAAACTGCCCATGCACTTTTATATAGAACTGAAAGCTGAAAATTCTTTTTTAAATTTTCTCTGCCACCAAATCTTGATGATAGAACTTGGTGAACAAAAGATGCTGTGCATGAATGAAAAAAATGTGCAGCTCCAGACTCATCTAAATCTTGAAGTGACAAGTCAGGCTCGTGATTAATCTGACCAACTAATCTATCCCCATGAGTTTTATATTGCTCATTAAGTTTTCTGTCTACTGTTTTGTTTAACCCATCAACTATTTCTTGTGGAACAACAATTCTTGCAAGTGGTGGCCCAAAGAAATTATTAATCTGGTATTGAACTTTTTCGTAAACTTTTTTATTTTTCCAGTAATCTGCTTGCGTTTTTGGTTGCTCTGGATTTGGTGTGTCTTTTAATTTCATAGTATACTATCCTCATTTTCTAAATTTTTATCATGTTACCACAGATAGTATATAGGTGTCAAGTATTATAAACAATCTTCAAAATATGGTTTTACCCATGTAGTAGATTTGTATTTTAATTTAAGTTTTATTTTCTCTATTATCTTTTTCATTATCCTTTTCCTACTGGCCCTAATAACCATGACATAAACCAAATAAGTAATGCTATTGGTAATATAATTTCAAAAATTATTTGTCTTATCAATTTTTTAGTTTCTGGTTTCACTTGAGTTTGTAATTTTTATAAATATGAGTGTAGACGGCAGAAAAAAGTAAATACCATTTTACCACCTAATTTCTTGAATATCTCGTCTGCATCTACCAATGCCTGGCATATTTACTAGCATACCATTTTGACAAGTGTATGTGCATATCATAAATTGTCGCTCTTCATTTACCATCTCATATTCAGTAAACATGCACCACATTTTATCTTCACCTATGTCTGGTAAATCATATTTTGACCAATCAATTTCTTTTGCGTGTATCATTGTGTTTAGAGTTAACACATATAATAAACATGATGCGAGTAGCATAGATACTACTGATAACCAATATTTCATTTTAATCTCACTTTCCAACTTTTATATATGCGTATACAGAGAATATTATAAAGAATGGTAACGATAAGAGAACAAATACTGCAATGAGTATGTCTAAAAAACTACACCCACAACTAAATGAAGTCATTCTTCACCTGACGATTCTGGCCACATATCAACAATTGTTCCAATTACCCACCATGTTAGAAACAAGACAACTCCGAGTATACTAAAATATATTATGTTGGTAATTATATCCCTTTTCATGCGTTCTTTTTTATAAACAGCTTCTTCACGCTCTCTTTTAATTCTTCTTCTAGCTTGTATCATCTCCTCATACATACCAGATGGATAATTACCCCAAGTTAACATATTTTTTAAGTCTCTCTCCATTTCTCTAATTTTTTTCTTATGCATCACATATTCAAGTGCTTCTTGCTCAACACTTTGTGGCGCAAATAATTTTTTAACACCACTTTCATTTGCTTTTTTCTTTTCAGCAGCTGCATGCTGATAATCTGCGACTGCACTAAACCACTTACCAATCTGGCTGGTAACATCTTCAACCTCTCGTCCAGCATTAACGAGTGCTTTAATTCCTTTGAAGGCTGTAGTTGCAGCTGCAAATGCAGTTACTGGATCTATCAAATCTTGTCTCCGTATTTCATAACACAGCAACACGAAAACTTCAATTCAATAGTTACTATTATTTAGGTAATATAACATGCACATTTTATGCACAATAAATAAACATTATGGTATACTATATAACAATATTAATAATGTTTCTTGGTAGTGATAATGAAGAAATTCACAGATATGTTCAACATAAAGAACAATATTTATCATATTCAGAATGTGGATACTACTTAAATTCTGAACCTATGCAAGAATATATTCAAAAATCGTTAGAGAAACATTTGTGCAACAAATTTAAGGGAAATAAACCAACCTATAAAATTGTTGAGCAAGGCTGTATGACTAGGGATACATACATAGACTATAACAATAATTTATAGGAGTAAATAATACTACAATGACAAATGATTTAGGTATGATGATAGAAGATGTAAAAATAGCTGTATTGCAAGAGGAAATTAGTATTTTAAAAGGTAGATTAGAACCACAAGCTACTGGACATCTACATACAACTATTTCAGTTTTAGAAAATAGAATTAATGAAATGAAGGAAACAATAAAACATGGCAAAAAGATTTAAAGAAACCTCAACTTTTGAAACTCAATCAAAGTATAAGAAGACCTCTATGGGAAAGAAGCCTTCTTTACAGATGATGAATAAACATAAAAGGAGGCAGTTTAAACTTTATAGAGGTCAGGGACGATAAGAAAATAAATTCATTTCCCTTTCTTTTTTCTCAAACTCTCTAATTTTATACTCTGCTTCTGACACAGAGTTTACTTTACCAACAAATCTTTCTAATCTTTTGTTGTAAAGTTTTACATCTAGTGTTTGAAACCAGTCAAAAATATTAGTAAAAAATTTTTTCATAATCTTACACCTTCTCCACGATAGTAGCGTAGCCTCTGCAATGCAGACTTTTTTTGTGCTTGTAAAAGTGAAATATATATTTTTTTAAGTGTTCTGTACATTCTTTTCCCCTTTCTAATTATGGGAAAAGGCCTTTTCCTCTGTACACTATTATTTAGAAGATTTTCTAATTCCTAAAAGGAATAATAATTATACTAAACTGTAATGTCTACATTAATACCTTTAGCAACATTGTCTTTTATTTCAGTTGATTTGTTTATTACTTCTTTAAAATATTCTTTAGATTCTATTGCAGCCTGTTGTCTATCTTCAGCTACCTTGCTTAAAATCTTTTTTGATGATTTCATGTTTGTTAAAATATCTGCGTTAATACCTTGTGTTACATTTGATATACTACTCATTTTTTCAACTCCTAAAATAGAATTTTGATTTGTCAGTAAATTTAACTTATTTTGATAACGAACTCTATTTTCCTTTGAACTATTTATATACAATTTGATTCTCAACTAGTTTTCTGTTTGCTAAATGTTTGTTTGCAATTTCTTGTTTTGATTGCCCATGATACTCTACTGCATGATGGTTTATAACCATTAACTCATTTAAAGTAGTTTCTATGTCAGCTAAAACAATTTTAAACTTTCCTAATATCCTACCAAACTTACCAGTTTTATCTTTCATAGTAATTAAGATTTGTTCACTTCCAATAGGTAACGCTTTCAAAACATACTCTTTTGCAAGTAATCCATATTTCTTTTCTTCTAAATCTCTTGTTCTTGATTCTGGTGTATCAATTCCATATAATCTTATGCGTTCATTATGCATCCAAACACCAAACCCTAAATCAATATCAACATCAACTGTATCACCATCAACTACTTTTATTATTCTACATCTGTATTCATACATTTTATTTTCCTTACTGTAAAACTTTGGTATGAACCTCTTGGCCAAAATTCAACCACTCTACCATAGTTTTTAAATCCCCAAGCTCTTGCGTGAAATTCATCTCTTGGTATTTCTGATTCTTTTATCTTATTATGTATATCATTAAATGGTATGTTAATATCTAAAAGTAATTGTCCAATCTTATTACCTTGTAAGTCATATTTTGTTTCTACTTTATTTTTAAAATTATAAATGTGTTCTAATTCTTTTGTATCTGGATTCCACTGCTTCCATGTTTGATGATTATTAAACATATGTGCAGTTGTTTCCTCATAGTAATCCGTCATTTTTCCATCTTGAAACTTAAAATGATTATAATACTCATCTGAATATGTAAATGATGCAAATCTTATTTCATCAACTAGGTAAACAGAGTGGCTATAAAATATTTTTTTAGATTGTATTAAATTACTTACACCACTAATTGAGCAATAGTCAGCGACTTGCTGGAGTTCATTAATTACACTCTCATGTAAATCACTTTCTTTAACTGTAAAATTATTTCTAATTAAATTTCTTAATAAGAGTGGCTTTCTTATCTCATACTCAAACTTACACGACATCTAATACTCTTACTGTGTTAGATGCTTTTTCCAAAACATCAAACTTACCATCTTTATATTCTTGAAGTCTTTTTATAAGATTTTTAAAATCAACTTCAACATTCTTGTAAATAAATCTATCAAATTCCTCTAGTGTCAAATCTTTTATTTCGTCTGGATAAAATCTGATACTTTGCACATTTGCATCATATGATGTCATTCCATCTGTCCAATATCTTACTGCAATTTCACATACTGAATAATCTATTTCAACAATTTTATATTTAAACCTACTCATAATATTGTATTTGAACTCCATTCTTTTCTTTAGTAACTAACTTCATACCAGTTTGCTCATCGTTTGTTACTTTAGTTTTCATTGCATCTTTTGGAATCTTTACTTTTTCTTTTCTTTTTCTTTTTTGTTGCTCTTCTTTTAAGCTCATATTTGCGGCTATTAACATTAATACTGCAAGTGGATCAAAAACAAATATCAATAATATAATTACATAACGAACTGCTTTGTCCAAGTAATTAACAGAATCACTTTCACCAAATATAAGTGCAGAAATATATTTGAGTGGCCCAACTTCTACTTCAAAACTTTTGATTTGTAATTGTATCTCTGCACGCTCATCTAAATATACATCAATCTTATCTTGAGATTCTTCTACTATTTGTGAAAGTTTATCTCTCTCTGGTTTTTGCTCATCTCGTTTTCTTAATCCTTTTGAAACTGCATCAAGTTCAATATATTTTTCAAGTGCAGAGTCTAACTTTTCTAATTGACTTTCTGCACGACTAATATCTTTTTTTTCTGATTCTATATTACTGTCAAGTCTTTCTAACTTAACATATAATTCTGATGTGCCTGTTCCAGCGTCTATGTGTGATTTAGATAGATAACCAAAGATACCCATACTTGTGATAAACATAAGAACTACGACTGCACTTGTCAAATAGTATTTAAGTAACTTTGGTATTTTTTTCCAATTTTGATACAACCATGATGCTGTTGCAAGTTTACCAACTTCCAATACAGTTCCCATGATTGCGATTGAACTTGAAGCTGCAGAAAATATCGCCATCAAACCTACGATACTATAAAATGCAGCTACTCCAGATATTGCAAGTGCAACACCTAAAACAATAAGTGCGAGTGTCATAATTTATTACCTCAATTCAATAATGGTTTTTTAGATTTTCTCTCTAATTGTGCAACTACTGTTCCCCAATAGTTTTTACTCCAATCACTCTTACCATTTTGTAATGCAGAGTTAGCATTTCTTATGAGTTTTTCGTAATCTAAATTAATTTCATTTACGACTTTTTTAAAGTCTTTTTTTAATTCAGAAATTGGTTTTTTTTCATAAACCTTTTTCATTGATATAGTCCTCTGCAGCGTTTTGTGCTACTTGCTCTGTTAAGCATGAGTCCACTAAAACACCATCATGCATGACTTCATATCTTTGCCTTAAACCATTGAAAACTACTATTACTTTATTAGTTTCAATTTCATTTCCATAAAATTCACTTAAAACTTTATAATTTTTATTCATTTATTCTCCAAAAAAAGATTAAGGGTGGAGGTAGTGGAACTTCCCCACTAATTTTGAGCCTTCTAGTTTTTACTCTGCCTCACCCTTATATCTAGGAAAATTAAGACTTATACGCTTGTTCTACTCCAAGAACTGAAGCAATACCAGCCGCAATAATTGCTTTGTTTGGTGAACCTAATCTAAATGCTACACCATTTGGTGTTTCATTACGATAGATTGCAAAGCCCTCTTTTCTAAGAGTGTGAATCATTGCAGTTGGTGATGCAAGGTCAAATCTCTTTCTAAGAGTTTTCCAAGTCACATTCTTGCCTTTAGTTAAAAGATTTAAAACCTTTTGTTTTTTAGTAAGCTTCTTAGCCATAATAATAATACTCCTTATCAATAAAGTTAAATGGTGCTGGTAGTAAGACTTGAACTCACAACCTACGCATTACAAGTGCGTTGCTCTACCAATTGAGCTATACCAGCCTGTTATCAGTGTGTTACCACTTCTGATTCGGTTTCAATCCAAACTCTTGCACCACAAGAGAGTGGTTTGTCAGGCGAGTAAACAACTTTACTCGGCCCTTTAATTTCTACTGCATTTGCATATGTGTTACTTTTATATGTCTTTACTGTCAATACTGGCTCTTTCTTTCCTTGTTTTTTATTGGAACGAATTATGTGCTGATTGACATGAATTTTAGTTTTCATTTGTAAGTAAACCTGTCTTGTTTTGCTTGTTGATAATCTTCTAAACTATCTATCATTAATAAAAACATGTCAAAAAATTGTTGCATCTTTGCGTATTCAGATTCCTCTGGAGTCTGTGGAACGCACAAAACACTTGCATTTTCATCTTGTTGCATAATCATTTGTTTAGCCTCAAGGCAATCTTCCATACTATTCATTGTAGTGCGAATTTCACCTGAAGATAAAGTTGCAGCTACTATCATTAATGCTTTAAACATTTACTATTTCACCTTTTCCAATTATTACTAAATTACCAATGAAAGCATCTTCCCACGATTCTTTCTTACCTTTATAATACACAAATTCTTCACCATAGTCAAGGCCTTCTTTTGCCCACTTTAGTGCAACTTTTGGATCATCAAAAGTTTTTGATAATTTTTTATTGTTTAGTTTAGGATAAACTACATATTTTTTTGAACTCATTTGTTACATCTCCTTTGCATTTCTTCATCAGAGATATAGCCATCTGCATTTTTAAATTCTTCAGCTAACCTATCCCATTCATTTTGTTTTTCGTCAGGTGTCATTGCGTCCCAAGCATCTCTCATTTCTTTACTAGGTCTGAAGCCTAGTGAATCTTTATGGAAATCGCTGTATAAGTAATCTTCATAAGTGTATGTTGTCATTTACACTCCCTCAGCAAATAAACCCACTATAAAAACATAGCAGCATAAGAAAAACATAAAAGTAAAAAATATATCTAATATCATCATATAATCCTCTTTACGAGTGGAGTAGAATCCATATCAACCCATTCATATTTTTCGTTACCAACTAAAACTTGGTCACCATAAACTGTTGAACGAACTGTATCTCCATTATCAAAAATTGGAACAACATTGTCATTATTCCACCAAGCGTCTTTTATGGACTGTGTTGCCATAAAAGCAATCTCTGCCTTCTGTTGCACATTAAGGTCTTTTTCAACATAAACCATAGCTACTGTCTGTGGTTTACTTTTTCCAACTGTATGTATGACTGCGACTTGTTCCATTGTTGCGGCCATTAGATTTTTTTTCATAGTTTTATTCATAATCAATACAATAATAATAACAGATGTTAATAGGTTTGTCAATACTTTTTTTAAAAAAAGATTCCTTTAAAATCAATGACTTATCTCCTCATACTACTTAAATCTTTTGCATCATCATCTGAAAATATTGGAATTGCATTAGATTTGTGTAATGTTCCTATTCCCACCATTTTACTGCCTGTGTATGTTTTAGTCTTTTGTTTTACACAAGAGCCTGAAGTAGTAGAGAGTGATGGTATATTCTCATCTTTTCTTCTATATGTAGTTGTAACAGTCATAAAACTAGAAAATGTGGAATTACCATTCATTTGTTTTCTATACGATTTTGGTGTAGGATTAGAAACCTTTTTTCTCTTTCTTTTAAAAGAAGTAGGTGTATACAATATCATTATTGAGTGTCCTCAAAAAATGGATCTTTACTTGAACGATATTTGTCCTCAATTAAATACCCAAGTAATCTCTCAAAATCTTCAGCTGTCTTAAGTGAAGAATTAACTATCATTTTTGCAATCATTGTTAAAAGTTTATTTTTCATAATATATCTCAATTAATTAATACAGTATCAATAATACAGAATTACATTTATTTTGTCAAGTTTATACGCAAAAAAAAACCCTTGAAAATCAAGGGTTTATATATTTTTTTCTCCTTTAAAATCAAAGACTTATCTTTTCTTTTTTTCTAACTCATTTCTAATCCATTGTAAACCTCTTTGATTTTGCACTTTTTTATTTGCAAGGGATTTAACTCTTTTAAATACTTGAAACATCATATCTTCATCAACATCATTATTATCTACTATGATGAAGTTACCTTTAAAAAAGTTACTAAACTTACCAATGTTTCTCTGTACCTCATTCCAAGATTTCACTGCTATGGATTCTGGAACAGATCTATCTCTTTTTTTATTTCTTTGTAGTGCAACATCAAGTGATGTATTTACAAATATCATGTGAGTATCATACCCTAAACTTTCTAGCTCACGAGCCTGATATGCAATTTTGTCAAAGTCCTTACCAGTTCCATCAATGATAAGTCCTAAACGCCCAATCAAATAATTCTTTTGTTGTAATTTAGTTAACTCTTTTGCTCTTGCACGAACAACATCTCTTGGTTGTTGCTCTTCTGGTGGCATCTTTGCACTTAACCCAGCTTGCTTGAGAAGTCTCTCAAAATGTATATCTGAGTTTATTATCCTCATTCCTAATCCACCAGTTGCTTGCCTTACAACATATGATTTACCACTACCTGGCCCACCAGCTAGAAAAAATGCTTTAAGAATATTGGGATCGTAAACTCCTTCTTGAATCTGTGTAAATGTTTTCATACGAATTTTCTATAAGTTTTTCATGTTTAACTTTCGTTGGGTCAATTCTCCTTTGTCCTAAAAAATTCATTTTCTTCAATTTTTGTTTCGTTTTATTAGTCATAAATTACCTTTCTTTTAAGAATTGTTTACATGATATATTTCTTATAGTTTTTCTCCTTTCTCTTACATTGCGCCATAATCGTCACCACCATCTAATTCAGTTGTGAATCCACTACTCTTTACTGGTTGCTCCAAATCACCATCTGGTAATGGTATTCTAAATGAATCTTTTGTTATCTCCATTGCAACTTCATGTTTAACCTCTGGTGCCCGATAAAATGTGTGCCTTAGTTTTTTAATTAAAAATTTACCTGATATGAAATCATTTTCAGCACCCTTGCCATGGTCGTTTCCAACTGTTGGTACAGAAAAATTAATCATATCTCCTACTTTCATTTCGGTGTGTCCAGCTACCTTTATTCTATAACTTACAGTTCCTATCATTTCTGCAAACTTTGCTCTCCTATGTAACAAATTTTTGCCTGTTGTTAAATTACTTGATATACCCTCTGTGTTTTCCTCTGAATCACTTGTATTTCTTGAAAAAAATTTATTAATTGTATCTCCTGACCTAGAGTTCAAGTATATTTTTGAATTTCTAAAATCACCAACTGTCCTACCTTGATAATCTATTTGTGTATCTGAATATATAGGATTTTCTTCTACTCTAGGATAGTTATCAAAATAACCAAAACTATACCTATCATATGTTTTTTTATATATATCGTGAGTTGTTAGAGTTGACCCTAGCATACCAGATACTATATTTTGTAACATGTCAACATTACCAACTCTTTCAAATGATATAACTCTTTTAAAATCTTCCATTTCTTGTTCTTTTCTATCAATTGTTCCAACATCTCCTCCATGATAATCACCTTGAGTTTCTTGTGAAAACAAATTAGATATTGATTTAAAATGAAATCCTTTTGTATTTTCATAGAATAAGAAATAATTTAAACCATCAGTTATATCATTAGTCGCTTCAGTTTCACTTGTAACCATATCTACTAAATCAAAAGGGTGAATGTTTGGTGAGATTATTCTCATATTCCCTTTTGATTTTTCTAAAAATAAATTTTTTCTACTGTCAAGATATAGATTGTTTCGCAATACATCTTTAATAATATCATTCATAGATGTAACATAACTTTTACTTACTCTCATTCTTTGATTTGTTAAAGCCTCTGGTGATATTAAGCTTAACTCAACTAACTGTGATCCTCTTGATGCGTCAATAACTTGTCCAACCCTATAAACTGATAATACATTTTCTGTGTAATCTATTGCATCTGTATTGGAAACGCCTGGAGTTTTTATTTTTAATCTTAAATATTCTTGCCCAGTAAGTGGTAAATTTACTAACAAATTATTTGTATCAACAATTGTTAAACTTCCAGACAGAGTGTGAGTAAATATACTTTCAAATAAGTCTATTTGCACATAATTATTAACTAAATCAATATTACCATTGAGTGTTATTAATTCTAATGTTTCAAGTTTATATTCACCAGAATACTGGATTTGATTATCTGTGGCCATTTATATAATTGATTCTTTCATTAACTCTTTAAATTCTGTAACAAAATCATCAGTAAATCTTGGGTCTAACAATCTAATTTTTCTTTTTTCATCTTGCTCATTTACCTCATACTCATAGTTTGTTATTGCAGTTGCAGTTGGATAGTCTGTGTTGTCTGCTCCAATATCTATTTTAACAGATGTATCACCAGATGATTGTTCAATTTCATAATGATGTATTGCAGATGGGTTTGAGTATTTTTCGTTTACATAATCAAGAAACTGATTTCCAGACATTGGCCACTCATGGTATCTGTCCACGATATTATTAACTAGCATTATTATCCAATGTAACTGTGAGTCACCATATAATTTATCTGCAATTATTTCTGGTGTTTCACCCTCTTTTACATCATATGTATCAAAAAATAGTGTATTAGTTTTTACTTTAGACCTAATTGCAACTCGTCTAAGTAAATTAGTTACATCTTTTTTCTTATAAGTGATTACTGGAAAGTTTTCAAAATACATCAGCTATCCTTAATTCGTTGAGTTGGTTGGGCCAAATGACATTGGCTCATTTTCTTCTAATACTTTTTCTCTAGTGATGAGTTCTAGTTCAGAAAAATCTAATTGTATCTGTGTTTCTACAGGCGGTGGATTACCAGATGAATCTGGGTCAAAAGTTCTAAATCTTTCTCCACCATAAGATACACTCATGTTTGTTAATACACATTCTGATATTGGGTCAAGATATTGGTTTTGACTTCCCAAATACATGTAATGAATATTAAAAGTATTTGGAACTACCATTCTTCTACCTTGTCTATCACCACCAACAAATTCTGGTAACATATTTACTTTAAATGCTTGACATATTTGTTTAATCTCTTGAGCTTCTCTTTCATTTCTGGGCATCATTTTAAACACATATTGAAACTTTCTTTTTGCGATACCTTTAAATGCAAGTTCTAGTCTATCAGAAATTATTTGTCCTTGTCCTATTTCATATGCAGCTCTAGCGCCTGGTGCAGCTACATCTGCCATTTTTAATAACGAAGATACGCCAAGGTCTACTGCACCTTTTTTAAACTGGTCACCAATACTAACATTATCACCTCTCATAATTGAGTCAAATACATTCACTCCAGTCTGAGTTAAAATACCAACTTCAGTATCAGTATAATTTGCAGCATAAGATACTTGCACTTGAGGTGGCATATACAACTGTATCGCAGTATCTAAACGAGTGGTGGGTGCTCTTTGAATTGATAGAGTATTTTTTCCTTTTTGATTTGTTTGCTGTCTTGCTTTTTCTGCTACCACCTCGTCTTGAGTTTTTTGTTGAGTTATATCATCTTTCTTTTTTGTATTCTTTACAAGTCCACCACTTCTTTGAACATTAACTGATTCTGTTAAACTAATTTGTTTTGTGTCAGACTCTCTCACTTCTTCATGCACATTCATCTGAGCCTTTGCACGCTGTCCA